GGGTGGCGGATGTGCGGCAGCGGTTGACGGCGCGTGTGGCCAATGATGTGCGGCAGCAGGGCGCCAAGGCGCTGCGCAATGGCGGCCGGACGGCGCTCCAGGAGTGGGGCGAGGAACAGCAGCACGATTGGCGCCAGGCGGGCGAGGGGATGCTGGATGCGGTCCCGCTGGACGTTGTCGGTGTTGTGCCCTGGGTGGACGTGGGCGAGTGGGTGACGACGGCCTACCAGCGGGCGGTGAAGGAGTTGATCGATGGAAACTGAGAAACTGACGGTCGAGCTGCAAGATGTGGAGATCCGCCAGTTGGAGAATGGGCGGCCGGTGATTGCCGGGTATGCGGTCGTCTTCGACTCGTGGTCGCAGGTGATGCAGGACAACCGCGGCAAGCCGTTCCGAGAGCGCTTTGTGCCGGGTGCGTTCGATCGCACGCTCTCTGGTGCGCCGGATGTTCGGGCGCTGTGGAATCACAACCCGGATAAGCCGTTGGGGCGCACGCGCAACAACACGTTGCGGCTGCAAGTGGACGGGCAGGGGCTGCGCTTCGAGCTGGAGCCACCGGCGAACAACTGGGGCGCCGATGCCGTGGAGAGTATCCGGCGCGGCGACGTCAGCGGGATGTCGTTTGCATTCAATATCAAGAACAACGGGCGCGATACCTGGGAGAAACCGGGCGCGGACGGGATTGCCCACCGCACGGTGATTGATGCCGATTTGTACGAGGTGTCGCCGGTGACCTTTCCGGCGTACCCGGCCACGACGGTGATGGTGCGCTCGCTGAGCGTGCCCGATTTTGAGACGGAGACAGAAACGGACGGCCAGGCGGCCGACGAGATAGGCGAGGCGGCACGCGGCCGGGCGGCTGCGCTGTTGAATCGTCAACTGGATTTGGCAGAGATCGAGTTATAGGGGGACAGATGGACATTCGAGAATTGCGCCAGCGCCGATCGAAGTTGATCGCCGAGGCGCGCAAGGTGGTGGAAGAGCGCAGCATCGACGGCGTGCTGGGTGCAGAAGACCAGGCGCACTACGACAAGCTCTTCGACGAGGCGAACGCGGTCGGCGAGAACGTGCGCCGGCTGGAGGCGCTGGAGGCGGAAGAGCGGGCGCTGCCGGCGCCGGCCGGGGCGACCGAGATGGCGGCAGATGTGAGCACGCAGAAGGCGCTGGCCTTCAACGAGACGCCGCAGTATCGCTCGGCATTCTCCTCGTTCCTGCGCGGCGGCTGGAATGGGCTGGGCCCGGCTGAGCATCGTGCGCTGCAAAGCGACATCAACACGGCCGGCGGCTATCTGGTGACGCCGATGCAGTTTGTCAACAGCCTGATCAAGGCGGTCGACAACATGGTCTACATTCGCCAGTGGGCGACCGGCTTCCAGGTGCCGAACGCACAGAGCCTGGGCGCACCGTCGCTGGAGAATGACCCGGCCGATCCGACCTGGACGGCGGAGATCGCCACCGGCACGGAAGACAGCACGATGAGCTTCGGGCGCCGCGAACTGACGCCGAAGCCGTTGGCCAAGCGCATCAAGGTGTCGAACAAGACGCTGCGCCAGGTGCCCGATGTGGAGATGCTGGTTGTGGACCGGCTGGCCTACAAGTTCGCCGTCACGATGGAAGCGAACTATCTGACCGGCTCCGGCGCGGCGGGTCCGCTGGGCGTCTTCACGGCGAGCGACGATGGCATCCCCACGGCGCGCGACGTGAGCACGGGCAACGGGGCGACGGCGCCCACCTTCGACGGGCTGATCGAGGCCAAGTACACGCTCAAGCAGCAGTATTGGGCCAGTTCTCGCTGGCTGATGCACCGCGACGTGGTGAAGGTGATCGCCAAGCTGGTGGACGGCAACGGCCAGTACATCTGGCGCGAGAGCGTGCGGGTCGGCGAGCCCGACTTCCTGCTCGGGCTGCCGGTCTTCATGAGCGAGTATGCGCCGAACACGCTGACGGCCTCGCAGTATGTGGGCATCCTGGGCGATTTCCGCTACTACTACATCGCCGATGCGCTGGACATGCAGGTGCAGCGGCTGGTGGAGTTGTATGCCGAGACCAACCAGACCGGGCTCATCGGGCGCATGGAGAGCGACGGCATGCCGGTGCTTTCCGAGGCGTTCGTGCGTGTGAAGCTGGCGGCAGGCTGATTCTGAGTTGACGACGATGGCGGGAGGCGCGGCGGGGCTGCGTCGCCCTGACTAGACATCTGGAGGAAATGATGCAGAACCTTGCGAACGATGTGAAGATCAGCTATGGCCGGGTGGCGGTGGCGGCGGCGAACAACACCGACAGCAACTCGGCCATTCTCGACATGAGCGGCTGGGATGGCGTTGTCTTCATCGTGCCCATCACCGATTCGGTGCAGGGCGGGGTGGCGACGCTGAAGGTGGAGGCCAACACGGCCAACAGCGACAGCGGCATGGCGGCCATTACGGGCGCGACGGCGACGGCGACTTCGGCGGGGAACGACGACCTCAACAGCACCGTGCTGGTGGTCGATGTGTACCGGCCGCTGAAGCGCTACGTCCAGGGTGTGATCACGAGCGCCACGCAGAACATTGCGTTCGGCGACATGATCGCCATCCAGTATCGCGGCCACAAGCTGCCGGTGACGGTGGCGGCCTCGGTGAGCGACCAGACGGTGGTCGTAGGCAGCTAGGCAAGCATAACGGGGGCGGGTGGCTGCGGCTGCCCGCCCCGTTGAAGGAGGCACGATGAAGAGCAAGCGATGGATCGGGCTGGTGGCGGCGCTGATGCTGGTGGCGGCGCTGATGCTGGTGTTGTCCGCTGCGGCGCCGGTCGACGCGCAGAATACGGCATGCTTTCGCCCGGTGGGCGGGGCGTCGTTCGAGTGTGGCGACGGCGGGTCGTTCGTGGTGGGCGACGGTGCGACGATCTTTGTGGAGTCGGGCGGGACGCTCGACGTGGATAGCGGCGCCACGATGACGGTCGCCGGATCGGCAACGCTGGGCAGCGTCATCGTCGAGGGCAACGGCGACGTAACCGGGAATTTCGAGGTAACGGATCATCTGCTGACGCAGGCCGAACTTTACCTGATTCCGCCCGATGCGCTGGCGGTGACGGATGGCGCCACGATTACGCCGACCGCGGCGGTAATGGAGCTGACGGCGGCCGGTGCGGTCGGGGCGGAGTTGGTGGCGGCGGGCGACGGGCAGTTGCTCATTCTGATCAACACGTCGGCCAACACGATTACGATCTCCGACACGGCGACACTGGAGAGCACGGGCGATATTGCGCTGGGCCAGTATGACACGCTGACGCTGATGGGCGTGGGCGTGAAGTGGTACCAGCTCGCGGCGAGCAATAACTGATGCGCGTGCGCATGCTGACGCTGGCGGCCGGTCCGGCGGGCGTCTGGCGACCTGGCGAGGTGGTGGAGGTGGACGCGGCAACCGCGTCCACGCTCCTGGCGGCAGGCGCAGCGGTGGCGCTGGATATGCCGGCGGCCGGCGATGTGGAGCGAGCAGAGGCGGCGCCGGCTGATGTGCCGGGCGTGGAGCATGCGGTGACGCGCAAGCGGAAGGGGCGCAATGGCTGACACTGTTATCGCCAGGCGGCTGGCGGCGGACACAAGGCAGTTATATCGATCCTTTGATAACGGGACCTACGAGGCCGAGGTTGTGGCGCTGGCGCCATTTGATGAAACGACCGGCGCGGCGCTGGTCATCGACTTCAGCAAGCACCTGCGGCGCGTGCTCTCGCTCGACGTGCAGGCGCTGCGCGCCGAGGTCGAGCCGGGCCTGGTGCTCGACCACCTCAACGCCGAGCTGAAGAAGCACGGCCTGTGGTACCCGGTGGACGTGTCGACCGGCGCGCAGGCCACGCTGGGTGGCATGGCGGGCAACAACTCCTGCGGCAGCCGCAGCATCGCCTACGGCAACATGGTGCACAACGTGGCGCGCATCGCCGCCTGGATGGCCCTCGTGGCCATCGGCATGGTGGCGCTCTCGGTCGTGATCTACAACAAGTTCCCCAGTCTGGCGCACGCGCTGGGCATCCTGCCGTTCAAGATCGACCTGAATCTGGTGGCAGCGGTGCTCGCGATCCTTGGCTACTCGCTCAACGACACGATCATCATC